CAGCTATCAATAAAGCTAAAGCCACTCCTGATCATCCTAAGAAGAGCCATGTTGTTATGGCAAAAGACGGTGACATTTATAAGTTGATTCGATTTGGACAGCAGGGTGTTAGTGGTTCTCCTGATGGCAGCAAGCGCAATAAAGCGTTTAAAGACAGACACGCTGCTAACATTGCAAAGGGTCCATTGTCGGCAGCATATCATGCAAATAAGGTGAAATGGTAATGGCTACAAAATCTACAGTGAATGCTGCTGGCAATTATACAAAGCCAACAATGCGTAAGGCATTGGTTGCTAAGGTGAAGGCTGGCACTAAGGGTGGTGATGCTGGACAGTGGAGTGCTAGAAAAGCACAGCTCGTTGCTAAGGAATATAAAGCAGTGGGTGGAGGATACAAATGAAAGAGCCACAAAAAGCTTTGAAGGATTGGTCAGACCAGAAATGGAAGACAAAGTCTGGAAAGCCTTCTAGTCAAACAGGAGAGCGTTATTTGCCTGAGAAGGCTATTAAGGCTTTGACAGCTGCAGAGTATGCAGCAACAACAAAAGCAAAGCGTAAGGGAACAGCACAAGGTAAACAGTTTGTTGCTCAACCCAAAGGCATAGCTGAAAAGACGGCGAAGTATCGCTAACATGTTATAACTAACACAGTTTAAATAAAGGAACCTAAAATGGCTACAACTACAGACGCACAGAAAATTGAGAAGTATCGGGCAGCAGCAAACGATAAGACCATCCCACAAGATGCTCGTAATCAGTTGTTGGACAGGGCTAATGAAATTGAGCGTAAAGCTTACGAAGCTACAAAGAAGCTTGCCAAAGGTGGTATGGTTGAGAAAGCCCCCATGAAGAAGGCAATGGCTAAGGGTGGTGATATGAAGAAGAAGATGGCTGACAAAGCTATGCCAAAAGGCAAGCCAACGGGTGTTGTCGGCAAGCCTTCCGGGGTTGCCATTCTCATCACTCCCGCTAAGAAGCTTGCTAAAGGCGGCATGGCTAAGAAGAAGTGCTAAGTCATGAAAGTTCCTATTAAGTCTTCAGCAGCTGAAGCGAAGGCAATCATTGCTTCAAAGCTTAAAGACAAGTCTTTGTCGTTTGGTGACAAGCGTAGGCTTGAAGATCAATATATGGAATATGCAAAGGGCGGCGATGTTGTTGCTAAAACTAAACTCACGCCTAAGCAGACTAAAAAGGTTGGTAAAGTTATGGGTGAGTTTAAAGACAAAACCCTTCACAGTGGTAAAGGTGGTAAGGTTGTTAAAGATAATAAGCAAGCTATTGCTATTGCTTTGTCTGTTGCTAGCCGAGCCAAGAAGAAGTAATGGCAGATTCTAAGTCTAAAACGTATAACGTAGCATGCATTGTGAGAGATCAAGTGTATACGCTGTATACGTGTCCCCAAAATTGTAGAGCATATATGAATTTGTTGTACATAGCTAATGCTACAACAACAACTCCTGCCATTAGCATTGAATGGATAAGAGCTGATGGTTCTCATATGCACATCATTGGGGATAAGAATTTGACTGCTGGGGAAACTATTCAATGGTCAGGTGGCTATATTGTATTTGAAGCTGGAGATGCGATGAAGGCTACAGCAACTACTCATGCTAGTCCACACGTTGATGTCTTATGTACTGTAGAAGAGTTCTTCCTATCTAACAGATCAAAATAATTAGAAAGAAATATATGGCTAAAGAACTAACAGAACAACACAAGAAGTTTCTTGATGTACTATTCCACGAAGCTAAAGGAAATATTTCCAAAGCTAAAGTGTTGGCTGGCTTTTCAGAGAACTACAAAACCTCTCAAATCACCAACTATCTCAAAGAAGAAATCATCGAAGCTACACAGCTCTACATTGCTATGCATGCTCCCACTGCAGCCATTGCTATGGTTGGTGGTATACTGGACCCCACTGAGTTGGGCATCAAAGAGAAAATGAATGCTGCTAAAGATTTGTTGGACAGGGCTGGTCTTGTGAAGACTGACAAGGTTCAAGTTGAAAGCACAAACGGTGTGATGATTTTGCCAGCGAAGGATCGATCAGAGGACTAAGATATGACCAGAGAACTTGGAGCGTGGATATTGCCACAGGCTCCCAAGACGGACACCTATGTACCCATTCCAAAGCTTGGACGTACTATACCGTTTGGTTATAAACAGGATGAGGAAGATGAAACAATGCTTCTCCCAATTCCTCTTGAGCTTGAAGCTCTTGAGAAAGCTAAGAAGCATGTAAAGCAATATAGCTTACGAGATGTTGCAGCTTGGCTATCCAAAGTTACAGGTCGGTCTATAACCCATGTTGGTCTAAGTAAACGAATCAAAGATGAGCAATCCTTTAAAAGACGGTCTTCAACATATCGCAAGCTTGCCGAGCGGTACAAAGAAGCCCTTGAAAAAGCGGAAGCCTACGAAAAAAGAGTCGGCTCCGAGTCCTGCGATAGTTATTTCGACACCGACCAATACCGAGCCATTAGAGACACCTTCCCTCCAGCCGTTGATTGAGGAGCCTGTAGTTGAATCTCAGAACATCATCTTCAAGCCCAACCCCGGCCCTCAGACATTCTTCTTGGCAGCTGGTGAAAGGGAAGTGTTATACGGTGGTGCAGCTGGTGGCGGCAAGAGTTATGCTATGTTGGCTGATCCTTTACGTTTCATGGGTCATCCACAATTCTCAGGGTTGTTGTTACGACATACAACCGAAGAACTACGAGAACTAATTTGGAAAAGCCAAGAGATGTATCCGAAGATTTATCCGGGCATCAAATGGTCAGAACGAAAGATGCAATGGATAGCTCCTAGCGGTGCTCGTCTATGGATGTCCTACCTCGACAGAGATGAGGACGTTATGCGTTATCAGGGTTTGGCTTTTAGCTGGATTGGTTTTGATGAGTTAACACAGTGGCATACGCCGTTCGCATACAACTATATGCGCTCACGTCTACGTACTGCTGCATCAGACCTCCCAATCTACATGAGATCTACCACCAACCCCGGTGGACCCGGACATGCTTGGGTAAAGAAGATGTTCATTGACCCTTCTCCAGCTGGTAAAAGCTTCTGGGCAACCGACATTGACACAGGTAGGCCATTGACCTACCCCAAAGGACATAGCAGAGAAGGTGAATTCCTGTTTAAACGCAAGTTTATACCTGCAATGTTGACAGACAACCCATATTTGTCGGAGTCTGGTGACTACGAAACCATGTTGTTGTCCCTTCCAGAGCACCAACGTAAGCAATTGCTTGAGGGAAACTGGGATGTTGCCGAAGGTGCAGCGTTTCCTGAGTTCAACAGAGCTGTTCATGTGGTTGAACCCTTTGACATTCCCAACTCATGGGCTAAGTTTAGGTCTTGTGACTATGGATATGGTAGCTTCTCAGCTGTTATGTGGTTTGCTGTCACCCCAAGTGACCAACTCATCATCTATCGTGAGCTGTATGTGTCTAAAGTGCTGGCAAAAGACCTAGCACACATGGTGTTAGAGGCTGAACGCAACGATGGTGTCATCCGATACGGTGTATTAGACAGCAGTTGTTGGGCAAAGCGTGGTGACACTGGTCCATCCATCGCAGAAACGATGATTATGGAAGGCTGTAGGTGGCGACCTGCTGACAGAAGTGCTGGAAGTAGGGTGGCTGGTAAGCAACAATTGCACAGACGTTTGCAAATGGACCCATTTACAGATATGCCTAAGATGGTTATAACAAGTAATTGCGTTAATACTATAGCGCAACTACCAGTGCTCCCATTGGATAAAAAGAATCCAGAAGACATTGATACAAAGTCTGTTGATCACATCTATGATGCCATCAGATATGGAATTATGAGTAGGCCGAGAAGCAATTTGTTTGATTACAACCCTCTCACTACGTCACATGCTGGAATGCGTACAGCAGATCCAACATTCGGTTATTAAAGGAACACTATGGCGACTAAGCAATCATTTATGGACGACAGAAACCTGTCATTGGACGACAGCAAAACTAAAGATGAGGACTCGTTCAAAGGCAATGGCTTAATCCAGTTTATTAACGAGCGTTATAGCCGTTCTGAAGAGAGTCGCCGTTCTGATGAGACACGTTGGCGTTTAGCTGGGTTTTTTTTTAGATGTGTTC